ACACTCAACACATCCGTAAATGCAGTTATGACCGGAACCAAAGGACTATCTGGATCTACAATCATTCCTCTCAACAATGGGCTCGGCACTACAGCAGGCATAAATGATGTTCTGCAGACAGAAGCCATGGGTTATACGTTTGATCCAAACAATCCATTTGCCTCTTGCGACTAATAAAAGGACTCCGTAATGTTTGGACATTTTTATAACAAAAACTTAAGAAAACTAGTAGTAGGATTTGGAACTCTATTTAATAATGTTATTGTAGAGCATGCCAATCCAGATGGTGGCGATCCATATTTGATTCGTGTGCCTATTACATACGCACCACAAGAAAAATTTATTAGACGCTTGTTGGAGCCATCATCCATAGTTGATGCAACGAGAATTGAAACTCAGTTGCCCAAAATGAGTTATATAATTACTTCAATAACTACAGACCCAAGTAGAAGAAGAAATAAATTTTCTAATCCTACAACTTTAAATAGTGTAAATGGAGTGTGTGAACCTTCTGGTAATACAATATACCAAGAAGTTCCCGTTAATGTAAATTTTTCTTTATTTGTTTATACTAGACATATTGATGACACATTACAGATTGTAGAACAAATTATTCCTTATTTTAACCCAGAACATTTCATTCAATTGGACATGAATGCCGTTCACAGTGCCGTAAACATTCCAATTATAATGACAGGTAATAGTATCAGTGAACGGTACGATGGCGATCTTTCTTCTCGCAGGATAAATATATCGTCCATGAACTTTACAGCTAAGTCATTTATATTTGGTAAGGTATTTGGTACAGATGTTATCGATAGTGTTGATGTTACTAATACTTTGGATTTTGGTTTAGATTAAAAATGAATATCAATAAAAATTTGGCTAATTTTTTTAATGTGCCCACCCCACCAGAAAAGGAATCAAAAGTAGCACAAGCAGGTGGTACTTTTGATACTGCAAGTTTTCAAAAAGATTATGCTTATGTACAAGCAAATCTAAAAGATTTGCTTGGTAATGGAAATGTTGCTCTAGAGGCTGCATTAAAAGTTGCTACCGAATCAGATGCGCCCAGAGCGTTTGAAGTTGTTGCAATACTTCTCAAGACTCTTGCTGATTTAAATAATAATGTATTGGATGTCCATAAAAAGGCAAAAGATACCACTGCCGTGGCTGGGACAAAAGTTACACAAACAAACAATTCTGTATTTGTTGGATCTACCAAGGATTTACAAAACCTCTTAAATAAAGATAGGAGCACCGATAAAGTTATCGATGCAGAGGTTGTGAACGATGAACCAAAACAATAACAATCAGGGTTACCGCAATAACCCAAAATTAAAACCACCCGGTGTAGATATACAATACACCAAGGAACAGTTGGAAGAATACATCAAGTGTGCAAACGATCCTGTATACTTTTGTAGTAAATATGTAAAAGTTAAAACTCTTGATAAAGGCGTAATGCCTTTTAAGCTTTATGATTATCAAGAAAGATTCGTACGAGAAATACATAAAAACAGATTTGTAATTTCCAAATGGCCCAGACAGTCTGGTAAATCCACTTCTGTAATTGGATATATTTGTCATTATGTTACTTTTAATCAAAGCGTAAATGTTGGAATTTTGGCAAATAAATTAAAAACTGCAAAGGATGAATTGTTTGCCAAGCTGCAACTAGCATATGAAAACCTCCCACAGTTCTTGCAGCAAGGTGTGGTAGAATGGAATAAGACGAGCTTTAAACTAGAAAACGGCTCCAGAGTCGTATGCGATGCAACTTCATCCTCTGCAATCCGTGGTGGTTCATATAACTTTTTGTTGTTGGACGAATATGCGTTCTTGCCGGCCCATATTGCAGAAGAATTCTATGCATCTACGTATCCTACCATTTCTGCTGGTATGACTACAAAACTGATTATAGTATCGACACCAAATGGTATGAATCACTTTCATAAACTATGGGTTGATGCAAACAGACCAGAAGGACATAAATTAAAGAATAAATTCGTGCCAGTTGAAGTTAGTTGGAGGGATGTTCCAATTACGGCTGGAGGTCCAAAGCGCGATGATGTTTGGGCAGAAGAACAGATAGCCAACACAAGCCCCGAACAATTTGAACAAGAATACGGATGCAGCTTTTTAGGATCCTCTAATACTTTAATTTCATCGACTAAATTAAATGTGCTTGCTTCTGAAGAATTTTTAACTGAAGATAATGAAGGTCTGAGAATATTTGAGGAACCAGATCCAGACAAAACATATTTTCTTCAAGCAGACGTATCTCGTGGACAAGGTTCAGACTATTCGGCCTTTACAGTATTACAAGGAAATGAAAGTCCATATAAAGTAGTAGCATCCTTTAGAAACAATACAATCAGTCCATTTAATTTTCCACAGATTATAAAAAATGTTGGAGAAAAATATAACAATGCATATGTCCTTGTAGAAACTAATGATATTGGTGGACAAGTTTCAAACATCCTTTATCAAGATTTGGGATATGAAAATCTTCTCATGACCAGAGTTATGGGTCGCAAAGGACAGATGTTGACTCAAGGATTTGCACAATCTAAAAGTGAAATGGGCATCAGAACCACGGCCCAGACCAAAAAACTTGGTTGTGCAATACTAAAGCGTCTAATAGAAGAAGATAAACTGTTTATTAATGATGAAAGAATCATTACAGAACTTATGTCATTTGTATCCAAATCAAATACATATAAAGCCGAAGACGGTCAGCACGATGATTTGGTGATGACATTAGTATTTTTTGCTTGGCTGACCAGACAAGATTATTTTGCAGATTTAATTGAATCTTCTAAGATGAATTATGAAAATGCACAGAAGCCAGAAGACGATAATATTTTGTTTGCTGGAAATGATGAAGATGAGGATGGTAGCTTTTCAGACGGACAAGTAGTTTGGTATCCTGCATAAAAATTATAAATAATTAAGATAAAAAGGTTTAAAATGCCCAATCCATCACTAAGCTCTTTCACAAACAGCAGTCAATACCAAACCGAAACCACTTTAAATCCACTTTTAACTGGTTTTATTGCAGGTTCGACCTTTAATCAACCAGCTTTTAGCGGCCAAAACGGTGCAGCTGAAAAGGATCCAGGTGGATTGTTTGGTTGGCTTGTTTATTCAAGAGCCACGAAATATTCACCTGCTTTGGGCACAACCGCAGACACCTATATCGTCTACAACAGCGCGAATGATATGGTTTCTGATCTAAACCAATTGGGTGGAGTAACATATTGCTTAGTTTCCAGCACAACACAGGGCGGAACATACGGTTTGTTTAAAAATGGTGGAGCAGGTTATTTGACAAGTTTGACCGCTGGAACAGATTTCTTATACGCCATCAATTATTTGGCCTACGGTGGCGCATTGATTGTAGCTGGTACCACTGGTGGTTTAAACAAATATGAAACTGATAATAGCAAAACTTTGGATGTTATCATTGGAACAACTGCATCAACTCAAATATGCCAGTACCTAAAGAGTAAAACATATTTAACAGGAATTCTCCCTTCTGTGGCCGATACCACTGGTGTAGTTGGATCTGGATATTCAATGGCTCCATATGATACAATTGTTCCCGGAACATCATTGGTAGCAGGATCCACTTTTGCCAATAGAATTTTTAACGTTTGTGGTTTGAAAACACTCACAAATTTGGCAACCGATTCTGTCGAAGCAAATACCAAAATCACTTATACAGTCGCAGCCGTATCAGATGTAGCCGGAGCGTTTACCCGTGCAAAGGAAAGAAATGAACTTTACCTTAGCGTTGGTGGTCTAAGCCGTTCCACCATTTTGAATGGATCTATAACCAATGCAATCAATTGGGACGATACCACCACAAAAAACACTCTAAGAACTAACAGAGTCAACTTCTTTGTAAATTATTTACCACCATTCTTGGGTCAAGATCTTGTCGGTGCAACTCAAGGATCTTCATCAATTAGTGTTGATGAAAGAGTTGGTCCATCCAGATTGAAGATTTCCATAACAAATGATGCGACCACGATTGCCCTGAAGTACCTATATCTTGTAAATAATGCTACGACCAGAAGCAATCTTAGCTCCGAAATCTCTGTATACCTAGAGAAGTATTCGCAATATTTGGATACCACCCAAACACAGATTATTTGCGATTCTACAAATAATATAGACAACGCCCAAGCATTAAACCTGACAATTATAGTCAAACCAATCTTGAGCGTAGATTCCTTCACAATCACTGTAAATCTTCTAGCTTAATAAAAAAACATGGCAGCATCAAATAGTATTACCAATTT